ACTGATAAACTGACTGCTATTGGTGATGCTATCCGCGCCAAGACTGGCGAAACCGCATTACTAAAGCTTGATGATATGCCTACTGCTATTGCTGGTATTCAGACAGGCGGTGGAGATGGAGACACACTAACATCTTATTTCAAAGATGAACTTGTTGAATATAAGATGCCCGATGGTATTACTATTCTTCCAGACAATGCTTTCTATAACAAGAAAGCACTTCAAAAACTAGACCTAAATCAAGTCACTCAGCTTGGAACATCCTGTTTTCAGAACTGCACCAATCTGACCGAAGTTGACTTTAGCAAGATTGAAAAACTAAACGGCGCAAACATCTTGAATGGTTCTGGTGTTCAAGTAATCGATTTATCAAGTATTACAAATATTGGTATTTCTTCTGGTGGATATACACGTTATTTCCAAAGCGCAGAAAAGCTTGTTGAGGTAAAGAACTTTCATCCAGTAAAAGCAGAAGCATATCTTTTCTTTAGTTGTCCTAGTTTAAGGATTTTGGATTTGTCTTTACTGACAGAAACAGGAACTTCTAGCTTCTATAACTGCGGCTTTGAGGAAATTGTTTTACCAAGCGCTACAAACATTGGTGGTAGCTTTGGTGGTAATAAGGCTTGCACTAAAATTGATATTGGCGCGAACTGCACTAGAATTTAGGCAGAGGCTTTCAAAGATTGCACTAATGTAACTGCTGTTATAGTTAGAGCAACAACCCCGCCTACTTTATCAAATGTAAATGCCTTTAACTTCATTCCTACTACTGCTGGCGACCATGGCAAATATATCTATGTTCCAGCTGAGAGCTATAATGATTATCAATCTGCTACGAACTGGACTTCTTTTGTTGGCTCTGGCGTTACTTTTAGAAAGATTGAAGACTATCCAGAAATCACAGGAGGCTGATTGAATGTTAGTAACTAAAGAATTAAAAATCGAAGAGCGCACTTACATTCAGACCTACTCTGATGCTGGTTTTTACATTGAATGTGATGGCGCTTTGTATGAAGAAGCAATTGATGTAGTTGCACACGACTACACAGAAACAGACATTCTAATTGAGGGCGCTGCTTCTGATGAAGACTATGTAGCAGCTCTGGCGCAATTGGGGGTGAGTGAATGAATAAAGTCCAGCTAGAAAGACTGACCGAAAGTGTTGTAAATGAAACACGCGAAGCTTTACAGCTCGTTTATGATTCACTCAACCAAGGTCAGCAAAAAAAACTTCTAAAGAATGAAGCTGTTGCTGAGCTGTTTGAAAGATACGGCGTTAAATATTAAGGAGGTGCTACAGTGTTTTATCTAAACAGAGAAAAAGAACTTGATATAGCGCTTTTATACAAGATGATAAATCGGTTTAGACTGAACATAGAGCCTAAGCTAAACCGTTATAAGAATTATTATGATGGCTTACAAACAATTCTAAATAAGACTTACGCAGACGAAACCAAGCCCTGTAGCCGCACTGTAATCAACTATTGTAAAAACATCGTAGATAGCTATTGCGGCTATTTAGCTACTCCTGGTTATATCGGCTATAGAAGCGACAACGACATAGAAGAGATTATGAACATTCTGCGCTATAACGACTATTAGGCAGAAGACAGTGATTTCTTGCTTGATGCTTTAATCTATGGCACTGCCGCTGAGCTGATGTATATGGACAATGCTGGAAAGACACGCTTCAAGCTAATCAATCCAACAACTTGTTTTGGTATTTATGATGATAGCTTGACTGCTGACTTGATGTATTTTGTCCGTATGTATAGTGCTAGTGATTGGGATGAAAGCGATACATACAATGTAGATGTTTATAGTGATTATGACATTAAACACTACAAAATGAGTGGTAAGAATGGCAATCTGACCTTGATTAGCGAAGAGCCTCATTACTTCTCACAGTGTCCCGCAAACATCTTTGTTCTACCAGATGAAAAGAGCGTCTTTGACTGTATTATGAGCCTACAGGACGCAGTGAATGAGCTGGTGAGCGCAGAGATTGATGATTATAGTGCTTTCTGTGACGCTTATTTGGTTTTGGAGGGCGTAGACGCAGAGGAAGACGACGTTGCTTCTATGAAGCAGAATAGAGTTCTGTTGCTACCAGAGGGCGCGAGAGCTGAATGGCTGACCAAGAGCGCTAATGATGCTCAAGTCGAAAACATTCTGAAGAGAATCCACGATTCAATTTACAGAATCGCGCAGTGTCCAGACTTCAGCTCTGAGACTTTTGTTGGTGGTGTTTCTTCTGGTATTGCTATCAGATATAGACTGACAGGAATGGAAACCAGAGCCGGCAAGTTTGAAGCTGAGATGAAGAAAGCGCTTCAGCGCCGTGTTGAGATTATCAGCGGCATTGCTTCTCTAAAGCTGGGTGAAGAAGTGTTTAGAGATATTGAAATTGAGTTCAAGCGCAATATTCCCTCTGATAACAATGACATTGTCAATCTTGTTAACACTCTGCGCGGTGTTGTTTCTGATGCTACACTTTTGGCTCAGCTGCCTTTCGTTACTGATGTAAACGCAGAGCTAGAAGCAATCAAGGCTCAGAAAGCCGCAAATATGGAGCTATATGGCTTCAACCTTCCTCAGACTGAGGATGAAGAGGATGATGTTTAATGGCTGTTCCAAAGGAATATTGGGCAAAGCGCCAAGTGCGCACTCAAGAAGCACTAACAGACAAAAACATAGCTGATACAGAAAAGCAATTAACGAAGTATTATCTTACTTCAATGGAAAGAGTGATTGGGTATTTCAAGGACACTTACAATCACTTATTGTTAGCAATGGAAGAGGGCAGAAAGCCCTCTCCAGCTGACCTATATAAGCTTGATAAATATTGGTAGCTCTAGGCGCAATTAAAGCATGAATTAGAAAAATTAGGAGATAAGACACACACACTCCTAAACAAAAATTTTGTGGATGAATACACTAACATTTATAGAGCTATCGCAATCAAAGATGACTTATTCTTTGGATAGGTTGATACAGTTTCAGCGCAGCAGATGATAAACTAGATTTGGTGTGCTGATGGTAAGAGTTGGAGTTAGCGTATTTGGACAAATACCGAAAAGCTCCAAGAAGCTCTTAATGAAAACTTAATCACTTGTGTTGCTACTGGAAGAGATAGCAACGAATTAAAGAAGCTTTTACAAAAAGAATTTGGAGTTGCTTACAACAGGGCTGACAGACTTGTTAGAACTGAGATGGCGCACATCCAAACTCAAGCAGCAAGACAAAGATATTTGGATGCTGGTATTACTGAGGTAGAAGTATGGGCAAGCAAAGATGAAAGACGCTGTGAGATTTGCGGCGACCTTCACTTAAAGCGCTTTCCTATTTATGATGTGATGCCTGTTCCAGCTCATAGCAATTGCCGCTGCTGTATTATTCCAGTAGTAGAAGTGGATTAAACTTAACTTGTCTTTTGGGGGCTAGACACTAAAGAAGCAATCAAATATTTGGGGCTGCGCAATGGCGCAGAATCAGGAGGTTCAATTAAATGGATAATTTAGATAACAACGTTGTTGACAATGGCACTGGTGCAGTAGATAACACTCCTGCCGATGATATTAAGACTTACACACAAGAAGAGGTTCTTGCTTTGCTACAGCGCGAAAGCGATAAGCGCGTAAATCAAGCACTAGAAAAGCAGAAGAAGAAATATGAAAAGCAGATTTCTCTTTCTAAACTAGATGGTGATGCCCGCGCGCAAGCAGAGAAAGACAACCGAATTGCTGAATTAGAGGAAATGGTAGCTCAGATGAAGATTGCTGAGAATAAGAGCGAATTAAAGAGCGTTCTTTCTTCTCGTGGTTTATCTGCTGAATTTGCTGACATTATCACTATTAACGATGATTTGGAAGCAAGTCAAGCTAACATTGACAGACTAGACAGACTTTTCAAGGCTGCTGTAAAAGCAGAGGTTGAAAAGCGTTTGGCGGGTAATGCTCCTAAAGGCAATGGTAGTTCTCCCGCTGAAATTACCAAAGAAACTGCTAGAAGTATGAGTATAGCAGAAAGACAAAAACTGTATAACTCTGACCCAGTGTTATACAAGAAACTATTTGAATGATTTTAATGGAGGTAATTCATTATGGCACATACTTTATTTGAAAACAAGGTTATTGAAGCTAAAGCAACTGAGCTGCTAACCACTGCTGTTAATGCTCGTAATCTTATGACTATTGATAACTCTCTGGCTGAGGCTGAGGGTATGACTAAGGTTGTTAACGTTTATTCTTACACTGGCGCAGTTGAAAAGCTGGCTGATGGCGCTAAGAACAGCGCTCGTGGCGCATTGGCTTTCGTTCCTCACGAATATAAGGTTCAGCGCGCACAGCACACTTTCGACTACACTGATTCTCAGTTTATGACTGACAACAATGTTCTTGATATGTCTCTGAAGTTCGCTAACGACGTTCTGACCAACGAAATGACTGCTGACTTCTACGCAGAGTGCGCAAAGTGCACCAAGCACGTTCCCGGCGCTATCAGCTACACCACTATCGTTGATGCTATCAGCGAAGTTGGCTTGGAGAATGAAACCAATCTGTTTGTTGTGATTCCTAACGCTTGGAAGGCTGCTATCCGTAAGGATGAAGACTACAAGAACGCTCGTATGGGTGAAGTGGTTTACGCTGGCTAGGTTGGCGCAATCGCTGGTATTCCTGTCATTGCTACTAACGCTTTGGAGGACAAGGCTTATGTTATGACCAAGGAAGCTGTTAAGCTGTTTATGAAGAAGGATGTTGAAGTTGAGCAGGCTCGCGACGTTGAGACTAAGACCAACACTGTTGTTCTAGCTTCTTACTATGTTTGCGCTCTGGCTGACGACAGCAAGATTGTTCGTATTGACGGCGAATAAGAATAAGAAAACTATGAGGGGCGCTATTGCCCCTCTACCTTAAAAGGAGGATTTGACAATGATTGAAGAAATCAAACTGCTTTTAGGGGATGCCGCTTCTAATTATAGTGATGCGCAAATAGGATTAGCTTTCAAGATGGCTTTGGCAGAAGTTGAGGCTTATTGTAATAGAGAAGCAGACTACGCACTTGAGCTAATTGCTGAGAAGATAGCGATTATCAAGCTAAATCGAATGAATACTGAGGGCTTAGCTTCTCAAGCCTTTAGCGGTGTTAGCGAGAGCTATATAGACGGCTATCCAGCTGAGATTTTGGCAGTGCTTAACCGCAAGCGCAAATTGAAGGTGATTTGATGATTAACACAGATATGCGTTTTTATGACTATTACCTTTACGACAATATTAGTTCTTATGGACAGCCGCAACTGAGCAATCAAGTCAGAGGTTCAATCAAAATGGCTATCAACTCTATTTCTAATTCTGTGACTGAGGATGTGCGCTACAAAGACGCTACCTATCTTGGTTTGACCAATGATTGGTTAGATGATACTTATGTAATAGGATATGGCGCAGAAAAACTAAAAGTGCTTTATGTAATGCCAAAAGGCAGACTAAAGCAAGTTTGGATGAAGAATATATGAGCATAGAATTTAGAGGATTAGAAGAAGTATTAGATAGCCTTGAATAGCTGACAGATACAACTAATGTTGAAGCGGCTTTAGCTACAGCTTGCGCGCTGGTTGAAAAATCAGCAAAACAGAACGCTCCAAAAGGAACAGGCGAATTGGCGCGCTCCATAACAAGTAAGGTTGAGAATTTAGAAGGAATTGTTTTCACTCCTTTGGAATATGCGCCTTATGTAGAATATGGAACAGGCTTGTTTGCTGAAGGTGGTGGGCGCACTGATGTTCCTTGGAGATACCAAGATGCTAAAGGTGAGTGGCATACTACAAGCGGTCAAAATCCACAACCTTATATGCGCCCAGCGCTCAATGAAAATAAAGAGCGCATTGTAAAAACTATTAAGGAGGGCTTGCTGAAATGATTGATATTCATTCTAATATCGTTGAAGCCCTTAACACAATTTTACCTACATATTATGAGATGGTGCTAAATCGTGGCATTGGCGTTCCTTGTATCAGTTATATGGAAATCAACAACTATGTTGATGCTAATGGTGATACATTAGGCTATAGCCGCATTGCCTATCAGATTAAAGTGTGGGCAAACGATATTGAAGTAATTCAAAAATATGCTGCTTAGGTTGATGCTGTATTGCGCCCTCTTGGATTTAAACGAATTTCAAGTGGTGAGCTTTACGACAACCAAAGCACAATGATACAAAAAATAATGACTTATGAGTGCTTAGCACTTGAAAGTTTCTAATGGAGGTAAACATTATGGCAGGTATTTTATCTAAAGGTTTAGAGCTGATGCGTAATAACGTAAAACTAACTAATCTGATGGAAATTCCCGACTTTGGCGGCGAGGCTGAAGCTGTAGAAGTAACCACTCTTGCTGACCCCGCGCATATGTATATTGATGGTATCTTAAACTATGGCGATAGCTTAGCTTTTAAGTTCTTGTATGAAAAGGAATAGTTCTTCGATTTGAAGGAAGGCGAAGGTGCTATTGTCGAGTGGATGTTAACTTTACCTGATGGCGCAATGTGCGGCTTTGCTGGTTCTAGCTCTGTCAAGCTGGATGGTGTTGGCGTAAACGCTCCACTAACTTACACTCTTTTCATTAAGCCAAACTCTGTAATGGAATGGATGTCTGGCGCTAATGCTTAATTAACCCATATATGGGGGTTGGGGAAGGGGTTTTTCTCCTTTCTCCTTCCCCAACTAACTACAAAAGGAGAGATTTTGAATGATGTATTATGATTTTGAAGCTGGTAATAAGACTTATAAGTTAAGACTGAATACAAGAAACACTGTCGCGCTGGAAAAGCAGCTTGGTTGTAATCCTTTGGGAATTTTTGGTGATGGTAGCGCCCTGCCAACTATTTCTCAGATGGTCAACGTCCTGTATGCTTCTCTTCAGCAATTCAATCACGGTATTTCTTTAAACGATGCCTATGATATTTTTGACGCTTATTTGGAAGATGGCAATTCTGCCACTGACTTTATCACTGTAATTCTTGAGATTTACAAGGTAAGTGGCATTATCAAAGAGGACAGCGGCGAAAAAAACTAATGGAAGGAGAGTCTAACCACTCTCCTAAACTTTTATCAGACTTAGTTTATAAGTGGTTAGATAGCGCTCTTGACTATGGAATAAGTGAATAGGACTTCTGGAATATGACAATAAGCGAGTTAGAACGAGCTTTTGCCAGTAAAAGAAGAATGAGGAAATACGAAGCGCAAGAGCGCGCAAGCTATGATTATATCTTGGCTGATTTGATTGGGCGCTCTGTAGCAAGGGTATATAACTCAAACAATAAACTTCCAGATATTCACGAAGTTTATCCAACTCTATTTGAACAAGAGAAAATAGAGGAAGAAAGAGCAGCTAAGCGAGACGAATTATCTGCTTTAAGATTCAAACAATTTGCGCAATCCTTTAACAAGAGATTTACAGGAGGTGCCAAAAAGGATGAATGAAGAGCTAAAGATTATAATTTCGGCTCAGATTGATAAACTAAAAGCTAACGTAGAAAAAGCCAAAAGCGAAGTAAACAGTTTCAAAGACCAAGTTGCTAAAGCGTCAAAAGACGTTGATAAAAACTTTGCCGCAATCGGTGAAGGTATATAGAAAGGTTTTAAAGCCGCTGTTACTACCGTTGCTGCTGTCGGAACTGCTTTGCTTGCTCTTGGCGCTTCTACTCAAGAATATAGAAATGAATAGGCTAAACTAACAACTGCTTTTGAAGCTGCTGGTTCGAGCGCAGAGCAAGCCAAGACTACTTACAATGAACTTGTAAGAGTGCTAGGCGACAGTGGACAGGCTACAGAGGCAGCAGGACACTTAGCAAAGCTGACCACTGAGGAACAGGCACTTGCTGAATGGACAACCATTTGTGAAGGTGTTTATGCTACTTTTGGTGACAGCTTGCCTATTGAGAGTTTGACCGAAGCAGCAAATGAAACTGCTAAGACTGGTTAGCTAACTGGCGCGCTGGCTGATGCTTTGAATTGGGCTGGTATCAAAGAAGACGACTTTGCTGCTGCGCTTGAAAAGTGTAATAGCGAAGCAGAACGTGAGCAACTAATCAGAGAAACCTTAAATGGTGTTTATACTGATGCCGCTGCTGCTTTTGAGAAGAACAACGCTGCTGTATTGGCGCAGAATGAAGCCAACGCAAAACTGAATGAGACTATGGCACAATTGGGTGAAGCTGTTGCTCCTGTTGTTGCTGCTTTCACAAGCTTTGCGGCTGATGCTCTTGCTGTTGTTGTTCCCTATATCCAGCAATTGGCAGAAACATATATGCCACAACTACAGGCTGCTTTAAGCACCGTAGCAGAAGCATTGGGAACTGCTTTTACATTCCTATCTGAACACACTGCGCTGCTTGGCACTGTAGCCGCTATTATTGGTGGTATCACTGCCGCAATCACTCTATACAACACTGTTGCTGCTGTTAAGGCTGCTATGGATGCCGCACAGGTCACTACACTTGGCGCATTGATTTCTGCTTATGCCGCACAAGCTGTTGCTATGATTGCTGCTATCGCGCCTTATTTGGCAATTGTTGCGGCTATCGCTGCTGTTATTGCTATTATCGTTGTATGTATCAAGCATTGGGACGAAATCAAAGCTGCTGTTGCCGCTGCGTGGGAAGCAATCAAAGAAGCTACGGCTGCTGCTGTTGATGCTGTTGTTAACTGGTTTAACAATATGAAGGAAAAGATTTCTCAGACCATAGACAATGTTAAGACTGCTGTATCTGACAAGTTTGAGCAAATCAAAACAAATATGTCTAACAAAATTGAAAGCGCCAAGAGCGCAGTAGTAGAGAAATTTGAATCTATGAAGAGCAACATTCAGAGCAAGATGGACAATGTGAAATCCAATATCACAAGTGCTTGTGAGAATATCAAATCTTCTATGTAGAGCAAATTCAATGCTGCTAAGACAACTGTGTTGAGCGTTTTCGATAGTATAAAGAGTGGTATTCAATCCAAAATGGACAACGCAAAGAGTGTTGTAAGCAGTGCGATTGAGAAAATCAAGAGCTTCTTCAACTTCTCTTGGAGCTTACCACATATCAAGTTGCCGCACTTCTCTATCAGCGGTAGCTTCAGTTTAAACCCTCCAAGCGTCCCTCACTTCTCTATAAGCTGGTATAAATTAGGTGGTATCTTTGATTCTCCTACTTTGTTTGGCTATGGTAACGGCGCTCTAGGAGGCTTAGGAGAGGATGGAGCAGAGGCAGTTGTTCCTCTGGAAAAAAATACTGGCTGGCTCGACAAAATCGCCACTATGTTGAATGAGAAACAGGGTGGAGGCAATCGCCCAATTTATCTGATGGTAGATGGTAGAGTGTTTGGCGAAATCGCAGTTGATTCAATCAACGAGCTGACCAGACTGCGCGGCACACTGCCGTTAAAATTTGTTTAAGGAGGTTGAGTGAATGGCTTATTTTAAGATTAACGATGTTGATTTCTCTCATTGTGCAAATGAGCTTAAAGTTGATAAAACAGCAAACTACACTGCGCAGACTAACGCAATGGGTAATACTGTTGTTGACTTAATCAATCATAAGCGACAGATTGAAGTTGGAATTATCCCGCTCAATGAAAGCGAAATGGTTGAACTAATGGCGCAGATTGAACAATTCAGCGTCAACTTGACCTTCCTTAATCCAGTTGATAACGCTTTAGCTTAGAATGTGGCTTGTATCATTCCAGAAAGCAATGTTGAGTATTACACTATTCAAGCTGGAAAGACACAATTCAAGGCTTTTAAATTGAAGTTTATGGAACTATAAGGAGGATTGAGAAATGATTACTAATTTTACTGACTTTTCATAGTTAATGGATTTAATTGATTCTCCTGTAAGACACATTCGCGCTGATGCTAACTTATATAAGAATGAAGACCTAATAACGCCAATTGGAAGCTTTGATGATAATGGAGCAATGAAAGAATTTACTGTTGAGCGTATTGGTGATGATGGTAAATTCTTTGGCTTTGGTATTTGCCAAAAGCTAAATCTAAAGTTAGTAGATATGCAGCGCAAAATTGACGTAAATACAGCCCATAGCATTAAAATTGCTATGGGCGATACAAACTATGGAGATAGAATTTTCTGTTTCCCAGCTTTTAAAGTAAGCGAAGTGCGCAGAGATGAAAAGACTAATGAGCTTTCAATTACTGCTTATGACAAGCTGTATGAAGCTTCTAAACACTATACATCTGAGATTGGTATTGGTGGAGATATTTCAATGTTCGCCACATTGCCTACATCCTATACAATTAGAGATGTGGCTAATACTATAGCTGATTTCCTTGGAGTTACCGTAGTAATTCCAGAGATTGCCGCTTTTAACATTTTCTATGAAGAGGGCGCGAACTATGAAGGTAGTGAGCTATTAAGAGATGTTCTTGATGATATAGCTGAAGCTACACAAACAATCTACTTTATGGACTGGTAGAATCAGCTTGTTTTTAAGCGACTAGATAAAGACAATGCCGCACAGCTAATCATTGGAAAAGAAAAATATTTTGACCTTGATAGCAAAACCAATCGTAGACTGAGCGGTGTTTGCCACGTTACTGAATTGGGTGATAATGTTTTGGCGCAGAGCGCGCAAAGCGGCACTATTCAATATGTGCGTGATAATGCCTTTTGGGAATTAAGAGATGATATTGATACCATTGTTGAAAATGCTTTGGCAGAAGTAGAAGGAATGACCATAAATCAGTTTGAAATGAACTGGCGCGGCAACTTCTTATTAGAGATTGGTGATAAGATTGCTATGGTCAATAAAGAAGATGAAACAGTCTACAGCTACTTAGTTAATGACACATTCAACTATAACGGCACAATGAGCCAAACAACTAAATGGCACTATAGCGGCGATAATGAAACAGAATCCAATCCTTCTACTCTTGGCGACGCACTAAAACAGACGTTCGCAAAAGTCGATAAAATCAACAAGCAAATTGATATCGTTGTAAGCCACGTTCAGCAGAACGCTAACTCTATCGCGCAGATTCAGTTGGATGCTGAAAACATTAAAATGTCTGTTAAGGAAACAGAAAAGAAACTTGATGATTCTATCGAAAACACAAACAAAGAGATTACAGAACTAACAAAAAAAGTAGCGGCTACCATTACTTCTGAAGAATTGAAGATTGAAGTTGAGAAACAGCTACAGGAAGCGGGAAGTGTTAATAAAATCACTACTACTACTGGCTTTACATTTGATGAAGAAGGTTTAACTGTTTCTAAGACTGGTTCTGAAATGACAACAACTATCACAGAAGATGGTATGACAGTCTATAGAGATAATACCGCTGTGCTGACAGCAAATAACCAAGGTGTTGATGCTTTAAATCTAAGAGCAACAACATATTTAGTTATTGGCACTAACAGCCGCTTTGAGGATTATGCTTATAATAGAACTGGCTGCTTCTTCATTGGAGGTAATTGATTATGGCAAAAACAGGAACTATAGAATTAACCTCAAGTAAGGCTTGGGAAGGTGTTATATATTGGAGTGAAAGTAGCCAAAGTATTGATGGCAACTATACACGTTTATATGTCTGCGCTACAATGTGGAAAACTGATGGTTATTTAACCTCTTCCAATACTCCCACTTACGGAACTATCACAATCAATGGCACTTCCTATGATTTGATTAAGTTTTAGGAATTTAAAGATGAAGTATGTATTTATGAAGATACATTGACTATCTCCCACAATAGCGACGGCACTAAATCCGTTTCAATTAGCTTACTTTGCCACGGACAAGCTAACACTTCTCTTTCTGGTAAAACTCTAAGTGGTAGCGGAACAGCCGTATTGACACAGATACCAAGAGATGCTTCACTTCTGTCTGCTGAGAACTTCACTGATGAAGGTAATCCAACTATCACTTATGAAAATAAAGCTGGTAATGGTATGGGAACATTCCAAGCTGCAATCTATAGTAGTGATGGTTCTACAGCTTATGCGGCATACCGAAATATAACAAAGACAGCAACATCTTACACATTTAATCTAACAACCACTGAGCGTAATAACCTTAGAAATGCTATGTCAAGCGCAAAGAGTTTAAATGTTAGATTTTACTTAAAATATGTTATCGGTTCAACTACCAAATACGCATATCTTGATAGAGTTTGTTCTATCACAAATGCTTCTCCAACACTAAACCCATCTGTAGTAGATACAGATACAACTATAATTGCGCTGACTGGTAATAGCTCAAAGTTGGTCAAATACTACTCTGATGCTAAAATTACTATTGGTGCTGGCGCTGTAAAAGGCGCAACTGTTAGTAGTAAAAAGTGCTTAAATAGCGGCTATACACTTAGCTCAGATGGAACATTTACAAATATCGAAAGCAATGTGTTCCAATTCTCTGTCACTGATAGCCGTGGATATACAGCAACACAGACTTTAACCCCAACTATGATTGAGTATGTAAAGCTAACACAAAACTTTACACCAAAGATTAGCATTGATGGCAATGTAAATCTATCAATCAGCGGCAACTACTTTAATGGAAGTTTTGGCGCGGTCAATAACACACTCAGCGTATCTTATAGATATAAAATTGATGGTGGTTCATATTCAAGCTGGACTGCCGTTTCTCCTTCTTATGGAACAAATAACTACACTTGTTCTGTGTCTTTCGCGCTGACCAACTTCGATTATCGAAACAGTTATGTCTTCCAAGTAAAGGCAAATGACAAGCTAATCTCTCTTCAAAGCGACGAATATTTAGTCAATGCTCTTCCTGTATTTGATTGGGGCGCGAATGACTTTAATTTCAATGTTCCTGTTGTTATTATGGGTTCTCCTGTTTATGTTGATACTGTTCTATATGACAACTATGGAGGCAGCGCTTCAACAATCACTCTAGCAGACAATGTAAGTAATTATGACTACATTGAAATCTATTACAATGACAACAATAGCAATGGCGCTGGATATACCAAAATTCACAGCCCAGATGGCAAAGAAATTCACTTATCATTAGTTGAGAGTGCTGGTTCTACGGCTTTCTATATCAGACATTGTAATTGGACAATCAGCGGGAACACAATCACTCCCGAAACTTCTACAGCGGCTTATGCTTACTTCAATGGAAGCAGCTGGAGCGCTAGTAACTCCAACTATCTAAGAATTTATAGAGTAGTTGGCTACAAGGGGGTAGAGACAGCGTGGACATTATAGCAATAACTGAAATGATTTCTACTGTAGGATTTCCAGTAGCAGTAGCAGTTGGATTAGCTTGGTTTGCTTGGTTTATGGTAAACAAAATGGACAAGCAAAACACAACCAATATGGAGCGCGTTCAAGCAAGATGTAAAGAGCGCGAAGACATACTGTATGCGGAAATCAAAGAGAACAGGGAAGTCAATTCCAGAGCAATTGAGACAATCGCGCATTATGCGGAAAAGCTGGATGTAATTCAGCAAGACATAGGTGTTATCAAAACTGATATTACCTATATAATGGCAAAGGAGGAACAGAGATAATGTTAGAGCAACTAAAGAAACTAATCAAAGTAAAGAGTTTGGTAACTCTGCTTTTGACCATTGTATTTGCTTATCTGTCTATCACTGGCGCTATTGGAGAGCAATTGTTTATGACTGTTTTTTCTGTCATAATCGCTTTCTACTTTGGCACTCAGTCTGAGAAGAACAGTAAGAATGAATAAAAAATTGGGGTAGCTGCTTCGGCAACTACCCCTTTTGCTATTGAAAAACTAGACAATCTTTTTTCGAGAGAAATAATAACCAACGTTTTTCATCTTAAAAAACCCCAAAACTATATCTTGTAGTCGAAATGGAAGAAAATTTTCAAAAGACACAATATGTTGTGGTCGGCTTATTGAAACGCTAATCTATTTTCGGAAA